CAATCGCCCTTAGAAAGAGAATCACTCGCCAGATCTTGATCGGCGCGGGAACAACTAACACATTCACAGGGATTTTCTCGGCCAACGCCACAGCAATCGACGCGGCAACTGACATCTCCGTCACTGACATCGACGAGACGACTCTTGATGAGATCATCTACTCCTACGGTGGCACTGAGGACGTTGAGGGGACTGCGGTGCTTATCCTCAACAAGCTCGATCTCAAAAAGTTTGCGACTCTCCGCACAAACGACGGCGAGAAAATCTACAACGTCACCAACAACGGAAACACTGGCACGATCGACGGGGTACCTTACATCATCAACAGTGAGTGCAAGGCGACTGCGACCGCAACAACTGGTCAATATCTCATGGCTTACGGTTCGCTTTCCAACTACACCATGACAGTTTTCTCGCCTATCACAGTCGAGCGCTCCATGGATTATCAATTCAAAAATGGCAACATCGCTCACCGCGGGTCCATCTTCGCAGGCGGCAACGTGACGGCGAAAAACGGCTTCTTAAGAGTAAAACGAGCTTAATTCAGGGGAGCTTCGGCTCCCTATTTTTATGGAGGTGGCATATGGTCAGAATCGGCATCAATCCGAAAAATACAAATCTCAAAACTGACGGTCTATCTGACGTTGATCGCGGTTACATCGCTCATATCGAAGTCCCTGCGGCTTCGGCAGTTGTCGCCAATACCACAGCAGTCCTTGCGGCCGTCACATCGACAGCTTTGACGCAAGTCATCACCACAGGCATCACAAACCCTGCCTACGCTCGCAACATCACAGCCACAGCAGGCGGCACAGCTGGTGACATCAAAGCGATTCAGGTCATCATCGAGGGTACGAACATGGACAACGAAACTATCACTGAAACCTTGCCAGCGTTTACGGTCGATACCGCAGGGACTGTTGCAGGCGCGAAAGCATTCCGCACCGTCACCAAGGTAACCATCCCAGCCCACGACGGCACAGGTGCGACGACAGCGATAGGTTTCGGCGAAGTCCTTGGGATACCCTACAAACTCGCTCACAACAGTGTTTTGTTGGCGTACCACAACAACGTGCGCGAAGGGACTCTGCCGACTGTCACAACATCGGCAACCGTCCTAGAGAGCAACACGTTTGACCTCAATACAGCACTCAACGGGTCGAAGGTAGACGTCTACCTGGTGGTTTAAATGACTTTCCTTGCTGACGTTAAAAAAGTCCTAAGAATCTCCTCCTCGGCCTTTGACACGGAGATTAACGATCTCATCTCAGCTGCCCAAGAGGACTTGAAAATATTTTCCATCGTACCCGAAAAGGTCGTGGACACTGACCCACTTGTGAGGAACGCCATTATTACGTACGTCAAAGCTCAATTTGGCTGGGACAACCCTGACTCCGAGAAACTGATGGCATCCTACGCCTCACAGAAGTCGGCTCTCGCCTTGGTGAGAAAATACAACGGATACACCATCACCTTTTCAGTGACGTCATCGGGCGCGCTCGCGGATGCGACAGTGGAGTTCCAAGGGAAAAAGCAAATCACCAACGCATCAGGTCAGGCTGTGTTCCTCGGGGTGCAGGCGAACCAGAACCAGAAGTATGTCGTGAGCAAAGAAAACTACACCACGGTCAACGGTGAGGTTGATGTGTCTGTGGATGCAACCGTCAACGTGGCGATGGTGGTGAGCTGATGCTTTGGCGAGACGTTGTAGACCTGATCACGACCACACAGACTCAGAACTCGTTCGGCGAGTACGTAGACGGCACTCCTGCTAAGAGAACGGTGTTCGCCAACAAAAAATCGATTCGCCAAAGTGAGTTTTACCAAGCCCACGCCCAAGGCATCCGTCCCGAGGTCATGTTTGTGGTCCGCTTTATCGACTACGCTGACGAAACTCGGCTTGAGTACAACTCGCAAGTCTATTTTATCGTTCGAACCTACTCCAAAAATGATGAAATCGTTGAGCTAATATGCTCGCGGCATCCAATGGGGTGATGAGATGGAGATTAGAGGACTCAAAGAGCTTCAAAGAGCCATCAAAGAGCTGGGCAAGGCTCCTGGTGTGACTCCTGCCGCACGAAAAGGGATGACCATCGCCTATCGCTCAGCGAAAACGAAAGCCCCAGAGGACACTGGCGACCTAAAGAAAGGCATCATCCTCAAAAAAGAGAGAAGTCGCAGGGGCAAAGCAGTCTTCCAGGTCACGATGGACTCCAGCATGAACGACATCTTCGTCAAAGTCTCTAAGGACGGCAAGCGGAGCTACTACCCTGCCGCTCAGGAATACGGCTACATCACTCGTGATGGGGGCTATATGCCCGGGGCTTACTTTATGAGGGACGCCCTCCAACAGAATCAGAGCAAAATCGAAAAAACGATTATTGACAGTATGTTGAAATCCATTGATAAGGCACTGAGGTGAGTCCATGACATTTGAAGAAGCCTTACGTAACGAGGTGAGTTCAGTATCTGGACTCGCCTCTAAAGTTTTCCCGCTCCTCGCACGGAGTCAAAATCAGTCTCTCCTTGCGGCTCCCTATGTGGCTTATGTGTCCACGGAAGGCTTGCAAGAAAAGTCCCTTGAGGGCTATGAGTCATCAAAGAGAGTCTCGTGCGAAATCCACGTGGTGCAGACGAGTTACACAACGATGAAAAGCCTCACGAAACTGGTGATGGCGAAGATTCTGACGTTTCAAAGCCGCGTCATCGGCACAGGTGGACCCTACATCCAGAACGTGACTTATCAGGAACCCGTGGAGCTTTACGACGACGAACCGAAACTTTATCGGTGCGTCATCCAATACGAATTTTACTTTTAGGAGGTACAAAAATGGCGAAGCACGCATTCGGCACGCGTCTAAAAATCGGTGCCAATCACATCGCAGGTCTCACGTCAGTCTCGGGCATTGACCTGACAGCCGACACGATCGACGTCACGACTTTGGAGTCTGCTGACACGTACCGCGAGTTTATTCAAGGCATGCGAGACGGCGGCGAAGTTTCCGTTTCAGGATTCTTCGAGCCAAGCGACACCAATGGCCAAAATCAAATTTTCACTCTATTCAACTCTGGAGCGGTTACGGCCTTTTCTATCCTCTTCCCTTCGACTTTGGGAGCGGAGTGGACGTTTAGCGGCATCGTGACCCAAGCGACAACCAACGCAGAAATGGAAGAGGCGGCTACGTTCGAAGCGACGATCAAAGTCACTGGGAAACCATCCCTTGGCCTCACGGCTTCCGCTGGTCTCTCGGCTCTCTCCCTCACAGGTGCAGGTGGGTCATTGTCGCCAACGTTTTCCGCTTCAGTGTTCTACTACACCTATGGTGGCGTCTCCGCGACATCGGTCACGGTCACCGCAACAGCGGCATCGCACACGATTCAACTTTATGTGGACGGGGTGTTTTCGCAGAATCTCACGACAGCGGTCGCATCGAACGCAATCAGCTTGACGCTGAACGTGGGCAAAAAGTTGACCATTGTCGCGTTCGAAGCAGGCAAGACGTCAAAGACTACTGAAATTATTGTTGTGAAGACGAGTTAACACGGAGCCAGAGGCAACTCTGGCTTTTATTTTTAGGGAGGGACTATGTACACACCAATCGAATTGGACAAAATTAGAAATCTACGCTACGGGATGAAAGCCATCTCGCAGTTTGAGAAAATTTTAGGCAAGAACCTCGCCAAAATCGACATGGAGAATCTCACCATGGAGGAGCAGGCGGTCATCATCTGGGCTGGCTTAGTCCATGAGGACGTGTCTCTCACTCCTGACAGAGTCATGGAGCTTATCGACGAACACTCCGACATCCAGACGGCTCTTGAGACGATGGGGAAAGCATTTGAATCAGCTTTTGGCAAAAAGGAAAAAAACGCACAGAGGGCGGCGAGTTCGAGTTAGAAAATGCACTACGGACTGCTGCCCAGATTGGCTTATCAATATTAGAATTTTGGCAACTTACACCTTTCGAGTTTTCTTGTTTGGTGGAGGCATACGTCGAAAACGAAAAGAAGCATCACGACATGATGGTCACGCAATCCTATCTCACGGCCTATCTCCACAGGGTGAAAAAGATGCCCAAGCTCCAAAGCATGCTACTGCAAAAATTAAAGGAGCAATCTCCTGAAGAGATGCTACAGAAAATTAAAGCCCTCAATGCCCAAATGGGCGGGGACGTATACTAGGGGGTGAAACATGGTCACAAAGAACCTTCTCGTCCGCGGTGGTGCGGACTTTTCGAGCCTCACAAAGTCACTGAAAAAAGTCAACAAAGACCTAGACGGATTCAAGGCCACCGCCACCAAAGCCATGACAGCCATCGGAGCGGCAATCGCCACCATCGGACTCGGCACCATCGTCAAAGACGCAGTCAAGACGGCCATCGGCTTTGAGGCGTCCATGATGCAGATCCAAAGGACGATGGGAGAGACTGGAGCGGCGTTTCAATCGTGGGTCGATCAGACTTCCGCATCCATGGGGATGGGCAGGGCAGAGGCGACGAAGTTTGCCGCGGTGTATTCTAATCTTTTAAGCTCGTTTATGTCCGACACTGACCAGATCGCCACGCAGACGCAGGCTCTGCTCAAGGCATCGGCAGTTACCGCATCGGCAACGGGTCGGAGTATGGAAGACACCATGGACAGGATCCGCTCAGGCTTGCTCGGAAATACCGAAAGCGTGGAAGATCTCGGAATCAACGTGAATATCGCCATGATCGAGAGTACCGACGCGTTCAAAAAGTTTGCTGGAAGCCGCTCATGGCAACAACTAGACTTCCAGACGCAGTCACAAATCCGACTTTTCGCCATTTTAGAGCAAGCAACGAAAAAATACGGCGACGAAATCGCGGACAACACCGCCTCCCGTCAGTCTCAATTCGTCGCTCAGCTGAAAAATATCCAATTAAGTCTCGGACAAGCGTTCCTGCCCATCTACAATGCCATCCTACCCGCTCTCACACGCATGGCTCAGGCCTTTGCCAATGTCATGAGTGCCATCGCGGCCTTTTCTCAGGCTCTTTTCGGGGTGCCGAAGGAGGCCAAAAAAGGCGTTGACAACACTGAAAAGTCAGTTGCTGGCCTCGGGGACGCCTACGAGGAAGCAGGCAAGAAAGCCAAAGGGTCGGTGGCAGGGTTTGATGAGATAAATAGTCTCGCTCAACCCTCCGCAGGAGCAGGGGCAGGGGCAACAGCGGCTCCAGAGATGGCCACAGGCAGTATATTTGCAGGGCTTGGCGACAAGACAGCGGAAGTCTCGCAGAAGATGCAGGAGATGGCTGACAAGGTCAAGGGTTCGTTCAAGTCGATGACAGACTTTATCGTCCAAAACAAAGACATCATCCTCGCGGCACTCGCTGGACTCGCGGCAGGGATTGCAACATTCCTAATCATGTCCAACTGGGCATTGATTGTTGCCACTCTAGTCAAGGGATTAGCGGCGATCAGGACGGCCATCTTGACCGTTGTGGCATCGCTCGCTCTATTAAATTTACCTTTCGCTCTTATCGCGGCAGCAGTAGCGGCGGCGGTTGCGGCTTTCGTCTACTTTTACACTACAAACGAAACCTTTCGCGGGGTCGTGGATGGGATTCTTAAGGCGATCGCGGATGCGGCAGTTTTCTTGTGGAAGCAAGTCCTCGTACCTTTTGGGAAATTCCTCGGAGTGTTGTGGAAAGAATTTTTTGTCCCATTAGGAAAGTATTTGTGGGAAATTTTGAAGCCAACCCTTGAGGCACTTTCTGCGGTTTTTATGTTTCTGTGGAAAAATGCGCTTGTCCCAATGGGAAAGTTTATTTTTGAGGTTTTTATCAATTACTGGAAAAGCTTATTCGAATCATTAAACTCACTTTTTAACAATGTCTTAAAGCCCATAGCCACTTTTTTAATCAATGTGTTTGCGCCACGATTCAAACAAGCTTTCGAAATCATGAAAGGCGTGCTGGATGGGCAGAAAACAGCTTTCATCGGGCTGATGAACTTCATTACAGGGGTATTCACTCAAGACTGGACGAAAGCTTGGAACGGGGTCAAAGACATTTTTGGAGGCGTGTTTCAGTCCATGCTTGCATTAGTCAGAAATCCTTTGAACAGCATCATCGACCTAGTCAATAAATTAATCAGTGGCTTAAACAAAATCAGCATCGACGTTCCTTCGTGGGTTCCTGGTGTAGGTGGGGAAACATTTGGCATCAACATCCCCAAAATCCCAAAACTAGCCCAAGGCGGCATCGTCGGCGCAAACTCTCCCATGCTTGCCATGGTCGGCGACAACAGAACTCAAAAGGAAGCCATCGCACCCGTGGACGATCTCATGACGATGATCTCGTCTGCCGTCCTCGCGGCGATGAACATACAAGGGAACCGCACTGGCGACATCGTGCTGAACATCGACGGAGTGAGTTTCGCACGCGTGACCAACCCTTATCAGGCGAAAGAGGCCACACGTATCGGCGCGAACATGATCACAGTCAGTTAGGAGGAGAAATATGGCAGTTATCACAATAGGCTCCACAGTCTTGCCGTCTCCCTCTGACTGGACGGTGGGAGTCATGGACATCTCAAAAGCGGAGCGCAACGCCTCGGGGACGATGATCATCGAGAGAGTGACGACGAAAAGGAAAATCGAGTTGTCGTGGAAGTTTCTCTCTGCGGCGAATCTCTCGACTGTCTTAAATGCTGTCGCACCCGTCTCTTTCAGCGTCACCTACCCTGACCCTGTGACAAATACAAACCTCACAAAGACCTTTTATTGTGGCGATCGGTCAGTGGGGATGATTGACTATCAAGGCGGGGTCGCGCGCTATAAAGACGTCAAATTTAATCTGGTGGAGTTTTAATGTATCCGACTAGCACCCTCTATGACAGCGCAGTCTACGCCACAGCACGGACTGTCGCTAGTAAAGTTACATTTGCGATCATCGACACCACAGCAATAGGGGACATCTCCAGCATCACCGTGACGACGCAAGCGGCTATCTCTAACAAAGACCAAGTGGCCAACGGGGTGAGGGACATCACCTATAATCTAATCACATGGGAGACAGACAGATTCAAGCTCGACGGGTCGTTCTCATTTCCTGATTCGACGGTGGCTAACAATGGAGAGGTGGGTTACATCTCGAATGAGCTCAGCGATTCTTCGCGACTCTACTCCGTCAACCCGACGATCACGATTCTTTTCACAGGCAACCACTCCTCCGCAGGGCTTTCTATTGAGTTTGACGAAGTGAATCAGGAGTACGCAGAGGACTTTATTATTCGCACATACAACGCCTCCAACGTCCTGATCGACACTGTCACCGTGACGGGGAACACACTGGCAAACTATACGTATATTGGTAATCTTAACGCATATCGCAAGGTAGAAGTGGAAATCCAGAAGTGGAGCAAGGTTGACCGTCGGGCTAGAGTTTTAGAGATAGACTTCGGTGTCATCCAAGTCTACACAGACGATTCCCTAATCCGAATGAGTCTCATCGAAGACATGGACTTGATCACAGGGACGCTCCCGTCACCAGAGTTCAAATTCACCATCGATAACTCAGCCAAACTGTTCAACATCCTTAATCCCACAGGGTTCTACGCCTATTTACAAGAGAGGCAACCCATCACCGCACAGCTTGGCCTCGACATCGGCGGGGGATTCTTCGAGTGGATTCCTCTCGGGGAGTTCCTCTTGCTCGAGTGGGTATCCGACGAGGGAACGCTGACGGCATCGTTTACTGCTAGGACTAATTTAGATTTAATGGCCAACTTTGACTACGAACAGCTGACCACCAACTCCCAAAGTCTTTATGACTTGGCAGAGGACCTGTTCACCGCGGCAAGCATCACCAATTATTCGATTGACACAGCTCTCCAGAGCATCACGACTAATAGCATGGCCAAAAAGACAACGTGCAGAAATGCTCTCCAGATGGTGGCCATCGCAGGCTGTGCAAACATTTTCGTTTCGCGCGACAACACCATAACACTTAAGCAGCTCACTCTCGGGACGGCAGATGACAGGATAGATTTTGACAACACGTATCAAGAGCCAGAGATTACCCTAGACCCCATCGTCAAACAAGTGGACGTGACCTATTGGAGCGACCTTTCAACGTCTGTGGTGTCAACTGTGACCTCCTCCGCGACTGTAGGCGAAGTCTTGAAGCTCGACAACAACACTTTTATAAACAACAACACTCGCGGGACTGCGGTCGCCAACTGGATACTTGCTCAAAAGGGGAATCGTGCAAAATATCGCATCAACTGGCGCGGCAATCCTGCCCAAGAACTCGCGGACGTCATCGACATCGAGAACGCCTACACCACCGACAAAAAGGGCTACATCACCAAAAATGACATCCGATATGAAGGCTTCCTTTCTTCCGTCACCGAAGCCAAGGGGGCGATATAGTGGTCACTTACTCCAAAACCGTCTCGGGCACGACTTATACGATAGACGTCAAGACCAACTGGGTGTCAACCGACGCTATAAATTTCGCTGACTTTAACCGACTAGAGGACAACATCATCATTCTTCGCAATTTTATCATCGCGATCTCCTATTCAATTCCCGCGATCACATCAGAGACGGGTAGGACAAAGACTTTTCTGGAGTATCTTTCCAGCATCAACCGAATCGAGTCGAATCTTCAAACCATCCGCAACAACTCCTTCACCCCGTCAGGCTACGGGGGAGCGGTCACATGGTCACTCGGCTTAGGATTCGACTTTGCCCAAGCGAACCGCCTCGAGAACAATGTTCTTAGTCTATTTCTGGCAGGTGGGAATATTTTTGACAGTTTTGTTTATGCGGGAGAGGTCAACGCAGGATATGTTAGAGGAGAGATCGCACTAGTATAGGAGGGAAATATGGCATACTCAAAAACCACATGGGTGGACAGACTCGTTCAGTTCCCAGGGAGATTCACTAAGTCCAACGAGACCTCAGGTAGCGTCACTTTAGCGGCTGACCCTGGGACAGTGACTGCGGCGGGGACGCCATTGTCAGCGGCCAATCTCAACAATATGGAAAACGGCATCGACGCGGCACTCGAAAAAGCGGGCGGCACGATGACAGGAGCCTTAACAATGCCAGCAGGGACGGCGGCGGCTCCAACAATTAAAGACGTGAACGACACGGACACGGGTATCTTTTTTCCATCGGCGGGGAAATTCGGCATTTCGACCAATGGGGTTTCGCGTCTTGAGGTAGGAACTGCGGGAGTGGTCACCATCGGAGGCTCCAATGTGGGGGCGAAGCTTTTGAGCTTCACAAGTGTCAACGGTTCCGTCACGTCAACCGCATATTCGGCGATTGTAAGTTTCAAGTGGGAGACTGCCTACGCGGCCAACTGCACGATATATTTCGAAGTCAACGGATACTCCTCTGTCAGCGGCTCTACAGCTTATTTTGAGCTTTACAACACGACCGACGCGGCTCAAGTGGTGGAGCTAACGACCACATCGAACTCACTCACGACGATGATCACGTCAAGCTCGATCTCTCTGACTGCAGGGAAAACTTATACAATCAGAGCCAAGCACGGCAACGCTAGCTATTCGGCGGTCATGTTGTGCGGCTACCTTAAAATAGTCTAAGGAGGCACATATGAAATATTTTGTGACCATCGATGAAAACGGAAGATCCGTCAACGGAACGACAGCCGCAGACAATGCTATCATCCCAGAAGAATACACTCACGAAGTGACGGAAGAAATCTGGAACAATCAGGGAAATTATCAATTTGTCGACGGTCAGTGGGAGGAGCCACAATGAAAATTGCAGTTAACAGCGTCGGGGGAGCAGTCGGCGTCATCATCGGTCTGATAGGGGAGTGGACGCCAATGTTATCTCTATTTTTCACCGTTTTAGCCATCGACTATGTTTCTGGCGTGATGGCTGCGGTCATCGAAAAGAAACTTTCAAGCTCCGTCGGCTTAAAGGGACTTATGAAAAAATTTGCGATGGTTTTAATCGTCGTATTAGCCCATCAACTCGACCAATATGCAGGGACTCATCTCATCCAAAGTGGCGTGATTATGTTTTTTATCGTCAATGAGTTGATCTCAATCACCGAAAACTACGGCCGAATTGGCTTACCCTTGCCGCCACAAATCAAAAACGTGATTGCGATGCTGAGGGAGCGAAAATGAGCTACATCGTGGACCACATCCCACGGACGACGGCAAACAATCGACGACCAGGGACAGCGATGACAGCGGAGACCATCACCATACACAACACAGGCAACGCCAAGTCCACGGCAAAGAATGAGAGGGCATGGCTCGTGAGTCCACAGAACTCCCGTCAAGCGTCTTATCACATCGTCATCGACGACAAGGAGACGATAGAGTGTTTGCCGCTCAACGAGGTGGCATGGCATGCGGGGGATGGCAGGGGAAATGGCAACATGAAAAGCATTGGCATCGAGATTTGCGAGTCTGGGGACTACGCGAAAACTCTGGAAAGAGCGGTGACGCTGGTCGCCAAGATGCTCCGTGAAAGAGGATGGGGGACTGATCGGCTTCGAAGACATTTCGATTGGTCAAAAAAGATATGCCCAAGACTGATGTATGATCAAGGAACGTGGAAAGGGTGGACTGATTTTATGTCAAAAGTGGAAAATGAGCTGAACCCTCTTAGCGATCTCTCCCATTGGGCAAAGGATGCGTGGCTGTGGGCAATGAAAGAGGGTCTCATCGACGGAAAAGACCCCAAGGTAACTATCACAAGGGAGCAACTGATAACTATATTGTACCGAATGAAAAACCGCCCCTAGAGGCGGCTTTTTTTATTGCTGTCTAATTTTGCTAAGGCAGATGTCAGTGAGCCACTCATCCTCGTCAAGCTCAACGTGAGTCACCTCGATGTGGAAATCTACTTTAACCCCGCCAAGTGTGTCGGTCAGGATATGGCGACCGTCTAGACCAGAGTTGCCCACCTGCGTTTCAATCCACTCCCACACCGCCTTGCCGTCTACCCTCGCACCCAACTCCTCAATCATCATCTCAATCGCTTCAAATCGGTTCATCTTCGCATTCTCCTTCACATATTTGATGGCATTGCCTTTTTCCCACAATGGGCGACCCTCCACGACCGCATCAGGCTTCAGAAAGTCTCCGCGATACGTTGGTTTTAATGCCCTTTGACCCGCAAGCGATACGTTCTGTTGGGTCATTGCGAGTCTCTCAGCGAGCCAAACAGCTCCGACGTACTCTTTGAGCTTGCGATCTTCCTCGATTTCTAAGTCGTGCGACTGCTCCAACTCGTCGATGATCTGATCCAGCTTTGCCGCAGTCCACTCGCGGATGTTGTCATCGACATAGTCACCAAACTCATCCTGCTCGTATCCCTCGGCTTTTGAGTTGTCAAACCATCTGTCTCGGGCGATGTAGATGAGGTCTGGAGCTTCGAGGTAGGTGCCTTGACCAACGATCTCGTGATACACAAACTCGGTGACTTTGCCTTTTTTGACTTCGGCATACAGTTGGACTTCTCCGCCATTGTGCTGGCGACCTGCGGCGTCTCTGATCATTTTCTCTACAGCTTTCTGCAATTCGATTCGATTGATAGTCAATTTCATTTTCATCGTCTCCTTTAGAGTAGTGCGGGGATTGGCCGCCCCGCTCGGCTTGAAATTAGAAGCACTTTTTGCAAAGTTTTTTGTGGCCGTCGACTGTTTCAAAAATCTTGCCGTCTAGGTAGTTTGGTCTGTCGAGATTGTAGCTTTGGCACTTCGGAAGATTCTTGCCGTTGTGCTCCATGTCGATTTTGTGCAACATGCCAGTTTTGGACTTTTGGAACATTGTCATCGTCTCCTTTTGTTTGGGTATACCCTTATTATACGCTTATTATTGTATAATACAAGCGAACAAATGTTTCATTTTGATTTATTTTTAACTTTTTTTTATAATAAATTTTGCCTCGATGGGAAGCACCCGTCGGGGTTTATTTGTCATATTAAATTTTTCTCCTCATATACTACCTACATCACACCCAAAGCCAAAAATGGCTCGGGTACATCACAACTAGGGGTGATCATATGATCGTAGGTCTCGACATCGGCCGCTCAAGCGTCAAAGTGTTCACAGGTGACAAAATGGAGCAGTTTCCCTCTTACCTCGGCGAGTGGCGAAAAAGAAAACTCTCCAGCGACAAGGAAGATGATATTGAGGTGGAGTTTCAAGGCGAGAAGTACTTCGCGGGTGCGTTGGCTCAAAACGAATCAGAGTTTGCCAGAAGTATGATGACAGAAGAAAAGGCTCACTCCGACACTCTCCTGCTCGCCTTGATCGCGCTTCACCGCGTGACCACGGAGGCGAACATCATCACAGGGTTACCCGTCTATCTCCATGACACGGAGCGGAAAAACGCACTCAAGCAACTCTTGAGAGGCAATGGAAAGTGGGAAATCACGGTCAATGGAGTCAAAAAGACCATTTCAGTCCCACGAATCGAAGTGGCGGTTGAAGGAGGCGCGGCGTTCTGGTCATCTCCACGGGATGGACTCGTGCGAGTCATCGACGCAGGAAGCAGGACAGTCAACTATGTCACACTCAAAGACAAAAGATACGTCGATCGGGACTCTGGCACGCTCCCTTTTGGGTTTGGAACCACCATATCAGGCGACCTCCGTCAGATGGCGGCACGTATCGCTGGCGAACTCGGGAGAAAATGGAGAGAGACGGATGCCGTCTTGGTGGCTGGCGGCAGGGCGGAGGAATTGGCAAAGGAATTGAAGCAATATTTTCCGCAGACGGAGACTTTCGTGAACCCACTTTTTGCGAACGCGATCGGCTATTATCGGATAGGGCGGAAACTCCTATGAAAAACTTCAAAAGGATGCACATCGTGTTCAATTTAGACAATCCGCACCAACGCGAGCTTTACGAATGGTGCATGAGTCAATCAACCAACTTCTCAGGCTTCGCCAGATCTGTTCTCTTCGCCTTCAAGGAACGCACTCCCTCCGCACCAGTGGTCAAAACCTCTTCCGACGACTCTTCCGCCATGGCTGATCTGCTCTAATCCGACCCCTATACCGACGCGGCATTACAAACGGACACAAAAAACCCACTCATACCAACACTTTTGACCATTTTCCACTCTTCCGACTCACACAAACTATCCTAAAGGATACCTAAAAAAGGAGGTGGCGCATGATACTCGAAATCATCGGCTCATTAGGGGCAGCAGGACTGCTCACTTACACTCTTGTCGACCAGAACGCCTCTCTCACCGACGCGGGCAAGATTCAGAGAGTGGCCAACAACTGTGGACTCACGATCAGCGAGAAAGGCAGAAAGCAAACGATTCACCTTTTGCGGAAATCCCGCCACGCGTGGGGGAGCGAATACGTCTATCGCATCCCTCTGGGACTGTCTTTCGACGATGTCCAGAGGAAAAAGTCCCACATCGAAGATGGACTCAATCACAAACGCGGCGTCTTGGACTTAACTCTAGATGATTTCCTCTCTCTGGACATCAAAGGCGACCTCCTGACGCAGATCAGGAAGCTCCTGACGTCCACGAAGCACAAAAAAGAGATAATAATGGAGTATGACGGCACCTTGAAAATCAAAGTTTACCACGACCCGATGCCTGAGCGAGTCAACTTTCAGCAAGGAAGAGACTGGAAAGTCTGCGTCGGCGTCTCCAGAGAGGGTCTCGTGTATCACGACTTTGAAACCATCCCTCACATGGTAGTCGCGGGGATGACACGATACGGAAAATCAGTGTTTTTGAAAAATGTGATCACCAGTCTCATCGGTCAACCTGTCACCTTTACCCTCGTAGACTTAAAGGGAGGCCTCGCGTTTAATCGCTTTGTGAGTGTCTCTAAGGTGGATATGGTAGCTTCTGACGTCTCTGAAACACTGACGGCTCTACGGGGCATTTCTGACGCTCTGAAGTTAAAGCAAAAGGAACTTTTGAAGATGAAAAAGGAGGATGTGAAAGAGTCTAGCGACCGCACGAGACACTTCATCGTCATCGACGAGGGCGCGGAAATTGCCTCCCAGGGGGAAACCAACACGGAGCGGAAAAAGATGAAAATCGAATGTGAACAAATCCTTGGCGAAATTGCACGTATCGGCGGGGCTTTAGGGTACCGTCTTATATTCGCGACTCAATACCCCACCGCGGACACTCTGCCCCGTCAGGTCAAACAGAACGCCGATGCAAGACTATGCTTCCGACTCCCCACGGAGACGGCCTCTAGGGTGGTGCTAGACGACTCTGGAGCAGAATCCCTGCCGCTTATCAAAGGCAGAGCAATCTACCGCACAGATCGGGTCACCATCGTGCAGACTCCATACATTGAAAATCACTATATAGATGAGGCGATACGTCCATATATTGTCATCAAGCCTCGGAAGGAGGAACATGCGAAACCACGAGAGAGACGAGGCGATACTCTCATCATTGAAGAGACTTGACTATCTATCACGGAGTCAGCTACAGAAGCTCCATCAATTAGGAGGCGAGAGGAACGCGCGCAGGGTGATGGCGTCGCTGGGGGACTATCTATCGAGCTTCCGCGGAGACAATGGGGAGACGATATTCTACCTCAACAAAGTTGGCCGTGAGCGAGTCGGAGCGGAGAAGGTGAGGGCTAAGCTCGCGGATGCGACTCACTACCTGATGCGAAACGATGCTTACCTTTATTTTAAAGCGAGTGACTGGAAAAATGAAATGAAATTCACCATTCCTGGGACTGTGCAGGTCATCCCTGACTCGTATTTTATGCACAATATGCGCAGGTACTTCTTGGAAGTCGACAACCTGCAAAGCCTAGCCAAGAACAAGGAAAAGCTGGAAAAGTATAGGAAGCTCAAGGCAACGAATCTCCTACAAGAGAGGCTGAAATATTTCCCAACTCTCATCTGGGTCACGCTGACGGAGACGAGAAAAAAACATTTAGAAACATGGTCAGAAGGGCTTGAAGTGAAAATATATATATGGAAAGAAATTAAATAAGGAGGAATAAAAATGAATGTGACAATGGGCGTAAAAGGCGGGGAAAGAGTCTGTTTGACTCAGATGGAGACTATTATCATGGAGCAGGTGAAGCTGGACCCGAAACTTTTCAAAATTGCTGGACTGCTGCCTCTCGGGATATTGGTGGCCGCTATCCCTCACCATGCGTTTGCTCATGAGGCGGTGCCAGTGATTGGGGGAGCGATCAAAGACAAAATTATCCACTCGTTTGACCCTCTGATTGACCTCATCCAAGCGTTGGCCTTCCCGATCGCGGGCGTGATGATTGCAGGTGGATGTCTTTTCATCATGGTCGGCAATCGCGAAAGAGGCATGCAGATGCTCCAGAACGCGGCGATAGGTTATATATTGGTGCAGTTGTCGCCACTTATGCTGGATTTGCTGGTAGGCATTGGGCAGTCTGTTTAATACGGATAAACATAAAGTGTCAATGAGATTACATTAACGGTTTAGACATTAAAATTTAACGTTCAGATCAAGGGTAAAATCGTTTAATCGTTGGTGTTTTTCCTTGGTATAGACAGCATGGTCAATCACTGATTTTAATATCTCATTTTTTTCAACTGGTGACGTCAGGGTTTGGTAAAACTCGATTAAATTTTTAACCTGCGGTATGATGTCCGCTTTAAACTTATCTTTAGATTTCTGGGCTTCAACGGAGTGAGTAACCTGATCAATCATTTTATCAACTTCTTCAAGCTGCTTAACCAATTTCTGACTCCGATCTAAAAAAGTATCAAGATCATAAGTGCCGCTTTCGAGTAGATCATGAAGGCGGTCTTTTTGTTTGTTGATTCGAGTTTTCTTTGATTGCAAGTGAGCGAGCGATTGTGCTTCAATGTCAATTTGCTCCCTCTCTTCAGGCGGCATGTCCCATTTCAACTCATACTGAACAAGCCAACCATTTAAGCTGGTTAATATGCTTTCCTCGACAAAACTCATTCTAGAGCTTCGGTTATCGCATTGGGAATTATAGCATTTAATATGTCCTGGTTGATTCGTGTATGGACGGAACACCATCGACGCGCCGCATTTGCCGCACTTGATTAACCCTGCCAACGGATTCGTTAACCCATTAATAAGTTGGTATGGTGGATGGTATTTTCTTTTCAATTTATCTTGAGCTAGCTGAAAAGTCTCAATGTCAATCAAAGGTTCGTGTCTACCTTTTTCGCTTATCCACTCTGACTTGTCACGCGTTCTAGTTTCCCTCTTTTTCCCAGGAATTTTTGATCGTTTAGATTCACGTTTTTTCCATTGTATTAACCCGATGTAGACCTCATTTTTTATTATATTTAAAATAACCGACGGCTCCCATCGTTTACCTGAGTA